CCTTTACGAACGAAGAATTCAGCTGCGGATAGGGCAGCTCCAGCAGGTTGGGCCAGCAAATCAGGGTTGTTGATCAGGTCCAGGCACAAGGCGTTCGCGGCGGTCTGGTAGTTCGCACGACCAGTGATTTGCAGCAGGCCACGACCACGGAACAACCAGCCATCACCAGAATCCGGCGAGCCATTGCCAAGATCAACGCGCCCACCATAAGTGGCGTTAGCGATTGCCTGGGGATTTCTGGCGATCTTGTTAGCCAGGGCGTTCGGAACCTTCGGGTTAGAACTCGGGTCGACCGCATAACGGCGCGGCCACGTATTCGCCAGACCCTGGGCGCTGTAGTTCAGGTTTTCGACGACGTTGACCAGTCCGCCAGACTCAACGCCGTAGTTGGCGAGCGCGGCAGCAATCGGATTTGGCGTGCTGATGCTGTAGGCATCAAACGCACTGTTCAAAGGGTCGAGCCACATACTTGCCACATTTGAGCTTGCGCCAGTACCGGCCATAACAACAGCGAGTGTAATCGTCAATTTCATATCCTCTATAAACGATAAAGAGCCAATCAAGGCCCTTTATCATACTACTTTAGCGTGTTCTTAGCGATACTTTATGATCAAGCCGCCGACTGCGCCTGTACCGCCAGCAGCAGCGGCACCACCAGCAGCAGTACCTGCGCCGCCGCCGCCGCCGCCGCCCGGTTGAACGCCGTTGACTCCGGTCCCGGTAGCGGAGGCTCGACCGCCAGGACCGCCACGTGGAGCTGCGCCACCCACACCACCGATCCCGTTTGTGGTCATCCCTGCCGACCCACCTTGGATGGACAAATCACCGCCAGACGCCAGACCGCCGACCGGGCCAGTGGACGCGCCAGATGTTGCGCCGCCGTTAACTTGTGAAGTACCACCGTTGCAGACAATCAGATTGCCTACTGTGGCGTTTCCGAAAGTTGTGGTGCCGCCGTTACCGCCTGCTGCTGCACCTGTGCCGCTTGTTGCTGCTGGAGCGCCCGCACCGCCAGCACCAATAACGACGTTATAAACAGTACCCGGAACTTGGTTGGTGAAACGAAGCATCGAATAACCACCAGCAGAGCCGCCTGCGCCCGCTGCACCACCCGTGGAGATTGCGCCGCCAGCCCCACCACCACCGCCAGCCCAAGCTTCAATTTCGAAGACAGAGTTCGGAAGGGTATCCGGTGGAGTGGTGAAAGTGAAGTTACCGGCGTTGAAGAACACCTGTTGCCCGGAAGCCATACGGGCAAGGGCGTTCACTTGAGCCAGCAAGGATGAAATATCGATCAAGCCTTGGTTCGCTGGAACGTCGAACGCCTTGATACAACGCATGAAAGCGATGTTTACAGGCCGGGTTTCTGTTCCGACCGGAATGAACGTCGTTCCTGGGATTGTCGCCCCCGTAATCAGAAACCCAGTACCAGCGTTAGAGCCTGTTTGCAGAGTGTTGGTTGTGGAAGAAGAAATGTTCCCTTGGGTACGAACAGAATCCGCCTGAGTAGAACCCAATACGCGGCCAGCGTCATAGCTAGTGCCTGTATGCGACCAAGCCCGAGTGAACAGGCCGCGCGCGTCAGGAAGGTTGAAAGTGGTAGTTCCGTTTCCAGAGCCGTAGTTGACACCAATAACACCGAAAAGAGTAGGCAGAGTGGTACGGCTCTGTGCACTACCATCACACTCAAGGAATCCTGCTGGGGGTGTGGAAACTGGGAAGTCAATGATAGAGCCTACTGGAAGACCAGCGACGGTCGAAACCCCTGTTGATTCCGTCAAATACCATTGGGTTGTGTCACGACTCAGGGTCAGTTCAATAACCCCATTCAGGATGATGGCCCCGCCAGCCAAAGGGAAACCGCCTGCACTCACAATAGGAAGCGTAGGAAGAATCCCGGGAGCTGGGTTGAAAGTGGCCGGGCCAGTGTTCGTCGAAGCTGCCAAACAACGAAGCTGCATGCCTGACGAAAGAAGCGTAAGCCCTGGGGCATATGGAGCGCCATAAGCATTCGGTGTGGTTGTGGACAGTGTATCTTGCGTTACAACCATAGTCCCGTTTTGGACTTGCCGTGCGCGTGGCGCATGCGTCTGGTCGGTCGCCTGGTTAACGCTAAGTGCGCCCGCACTGGAGTTGATAATGAACCAGCCTGAAGCGGACCAGCGCAATGTGATATAACGACCAGCCAGCATTTCACCGGCAGTAACAGCAGCGCTCGTGCAGCCGTTGATAGGATACGCCCCTGCACCGTTCACGTTCAAAGTGGCGTTAGCTTGGTTCGCGAGGTTTGGGGTTACAGAACGGAATTCAAAACCGAAAGGGATTGAAGTTGGTGCCGGAACCAATGTAGCGGTGTAAGTAAGGCCGTCAGAACTAATCAAGTTTGCGAACGAATAGGCCGCCTGCTGAACGCGGTTCAACCCGACCTTGAAATCCCAGTTACCAGCAACACCGTTAACGAAAAAACGGATGGCGTGTTCGTCGTTTCGGTTGGTGTAACGCTGCATGGTGTAAACATTCGAACCGCCTGCTGCCGAATCGTTCCAGTTCAGGACTTCCAGAACACCAGCCATCGCAGCGCTACTTGGGAAGATCGGAAGGTTGGTGCAGGCGGCAGCGATAGTGTCGTTTGCGACCTGATAAGTGCCAGTACCGAGGGTGTTGAAGTCAACGGCATGGATGATAACGCGCGCGCTCGAACCGGCAGCGCCACCAGATGGCATAGGTATGTTATTCAGAACACTACCCGCAGTAGGCTGAAGTTCCCAGTTGAGCGGGGTATTGATCGGGTCAGAAATGTTGTTCGGGACAAGAGAGCGGAAAATCTGCGCAATACCGTTACCATCAACGCGCAGAACAAGCGCTGTTTGGTCGTAACCACCGGGCATTGTCGAATACCACGGCGCGATACTCATCCGCTGCCAAGCCTGGGCGTTCGTGGTCAACGATTTGAACAAGTAGTTCTGAATCGGACGCTCAACGGCTTTAGCTTGAGGGTTGTTCGCGCTCAGGCTGATTTCGTAAAAGGTGGTGTAACCATCGGTATAGTTCACGAACCCGTTCGGATCAGTTTGCGGCGGAATGAGGATGTCACCGGTCGAAGCAAACGGTTTCAGAATGATATCGGGAAGAACGAGTGCCATTGTCTTTTATTCCTGAATTGCGATAGACAGACTACCGACCATGCACGGGAGAATGCCGTTAGTCGATAGGTTGATAAAGTTCAAAAACTGCGGGGATAAACCCATGCCAGGGCCGATACGATATTCGATTCGAAATGGCCCTGGAACGTTAGAGGTCGTGGCCGGATCACTTGTGCAGTCTACCACAATGAAGTAATTCCCTGCGGCGAAGTTCCAGGGCTTCCCGTCATTGAAGATATAACGAAGCATGTAGTTGATGTACTGCAAGTTTCCGTTACTCACCAACGCAACATAGCGCAACTTCAGAATTTTGGTGATTTCAGAGAAGTTCAAAAGCTCTGCAACACCGCCGCCGTAGAAGTTGCCGCCGACAGTGTTCGGGTTTGGAAGTGTCGGGTTGGTATGGCTATAAACATAGTTCTGGCGGTTCGCGCCATAAGCCCAAGAAGCAGAGCCACCACGAAGCCCGAGGTTTCCCGAAGGAACCCCCAAGATGATGCACCAGACCATCAAACCGAAAGGGTTAGCGGTATTTATGTTGAAAACGTTCGCTTCCCAATCCGTCCAAAACTGCGTGTGGAACTGCGTATACCAATCTTTCTTTTTGCTGATGACTCCCTGGATGCCTGGGGCGTTGTTCTGCATCCATTTAAGGGCTTGTGTGATGTCTCCATTGAAAGGGATCATACGAAGGCCACCTTGACGTTGCCGATTGCGATTTGAGCCTGTTGAAATGGCGTCATAACGAATTCGGTTGTGAATGTGGTCGGTGCAGCGGCTCCAGCCGGAACACAAGCGACTTGAACGGACTTGATATAAAGGCCCGGCAGGCTTTCTGCGATAGAGCCTGAAAGTTCAAATGCCGATACCGAAGCGCCGACCACAAAACCTGCCTCACCAGCGTTAAGCCCGTTCGCATAGTCGACCACGGCCTGTTGGATCGCGGCTGTCGACGCGGACGACGTCCCTTGCGACACGATGATATTTACGTAAGTGTCGAACAGGATCGGGGTGGTCGACTTGACCAAGAAATTCTGACCGCTCACCGGGTCTTGCACTGAGACTGCCGGTACAGGCACGCCATTGCCCGCAGAGCCGTAGTCCCATGGGCAGCCGCCGCCATGTCCCTTAAGGATGGCGGCGGCGATTGCGGCTCGGTTGCCGGTGCCTGCAACGCACACCCAAAAGGCGTTCGGCAGGGTGAAAGTGACGCCGCCTACCAGACCAACAGCGCCAGTATTGTTTTCCACAACTTTAACGGAAGTGACATTAGGGACTTTCGACACCTGGGCAATGATCGATGCAGCAGAGCCGCGACCAAGGGATGCAAGTTGCACGTTACGGGCGTTCTTCAACTGAGGATCGGTAAGTGCCAGAGTACCGAGGGTGATAACGGTGCTAGCGGTTACGTTCGCACCACCCCAACCGATAGTGCCGTCGATGATGGTGAGGGGACCGATAGGCAGTGGTACAGGGCCTGCCGATTGAGCAACAAAAATACCTTCAACAATCCCACCGGCTGGAATGGTCACGTTAACGGACAATACAAACACATCCCCGTTAACAGTCATTGCCCGAGAACCTGCACTGATGGTTGTGCCGGAGTTACCGATAACATCAATGTTAGAGCCTGCTGTAAAGTCGTCCTCGCCGCGATCTACGCCAAGGAATGAGCAGACAGCGTCCAGATGCGTGCCATAAGTGAAGTTAGGATTAAGCAGATTGGCTTGCTCCACATTGTTCTTCATTACACCACTGCGGGCGATGGTTTCTGCTGCAATCATAGTACCTTGCAGGGTGGCCGAGCTGACATTCAGGTTCTGCTGGATAGAGCTTTTGAACTCGCCTTGCACATTAGAGAGCAAATCCGAAGTGTCTACCGAGGCAATGCCAGTATCCACAGAATAGTTGTATTGAGTCATTACGAAATTGCTCCACCGGATGTCCGGTTGCCTGGGGAAGAGCTGATATGTCCGTGACCGATGAAACTAACACCATCGATATTCGTATCACCGACGATTTTAGCGGTTCCGTTCACGAGTAAGTTCCCGTCAACCTGAAGATTCGCCGAAGTTTCGACGGTAGGCGTCTGGAGCAGGATTTTGGTCGGCGCAGTAATCTTGATGTTATCGCCGCGAATAGAGATTTTGGTCGCCCCGTTCGTTGACTGAATCACCATAGCGGCAGAGTCCTCGGCAGCGATGGTGTATTGACGAAACACGTCCGGGATGAACATTGCATCACTGAAAGAGTGCAGTCGTCCGCTGTTCGGAATCGACTCTTTGAGTGATTGAACAAACTGGGAGATATCCCGGTCGGACGCGTGAATCCACCCAAGGTCGCCGGTATTCATCGGGAAGCTGATGTGGAAGTTGCCAGCGCCCATCGACAAAACCGGGATACCCGCAATTACGTTGCGGCTATGACCGATGTCTTGAACGTCAAGAAGTTTGATCAGTGGGCGGACGGTCGCTATATTCGCGTTCCGGTCGTAATTAAGGACGACTGCTGGTAGCATGTCCTCAATTTTGAGCGAGTTTGAATATAGGAGTTGTTCAAGCGCACTTATGAGGCGTTTCCGCGCTGGGGCGTTCGTTGAAACTAACGGCTTTAATTTGGTCGACATGGAAAGCTCCAGAAGGTCGCGCAATTATAGCCGTTAGAGGCCCTGCGAGGAACTATTATCGCTTAGATGCCTTTGCAGCAGCCTCGCTAGATAGGGCGTCATTGACCCCTTTCGCTACGTTGATTTCGAACATCTTAAAGGCATCCTCTAAGGAGTAATACTCTTCAAGCTCCTTAAGACTGGCCGACCCTGACTGAACCAGCTGGGTTATCAGTGGCTTGGAGTACGCAGTGCTAACGCTAACCGCATCGCTGATGAAACGGGAAGGGACCTTGACCCCTTTCCATCCAGACAGGAATTCGAAGCTGAAGGCGCTGACCGTATCCGATAAGGCTATCAGCACCTTCAGCGGCGGAACGATCCCGAGCACGTCTTTAACATAGAAGTTCACGTTGTCTGGGTCATTGAGCGGAACCCAATTGCCCATAACCTCTACTTCGGTTTTCTTAAGGACTTCGCAAGGGTGAACAGTGCGTAACAGCTCCATAAGGTCAAGGCCGCTGACTGCGTCAAATTGAGTCGTGCGATACTTAACGCCGAACATGTCGAAATTGCGTGTTTTACAGGACATATGATTACGCGGGTGGTGACCCGGTTCCTTTTACGTAGAATGGTTTATCCCGCGAAGTCAGGTCGTACTCAAGCTCTGTCAGAACATAGTTCCCTTTAAGGCTTGGGTTCATAACAGAGTCGAGGAACACCGACTGACCGACCTTAACACTTGGATCAAACATTGTGGTGAATTCAGCACCCCATTCATTCCACATTGGGATACCGATGAATGTGGTAATGTTCGAGGTCAGTTGCGTGTTGATGGCCTTGTTAGCATCCTTCACAATCAACACACCATCATCGATATACGCAACGATATTGACGCGGTAATTGTTCTGGATGTCGATAACGAGTGCCCCGGCTACATAGGTAGACGCTGATGGGTTCTTCGTTGTTGTATTGTTATATGAAGTGTCACAAACGGGTTGCGTTGTAAGCCCCATTTGACGATTCGCCCATTGCACGTATTCGATAAGCGTCGGATTGACCGGCGCAGGTTGCGAAATAAACGTGGTCTGGTTGATCTGGTTGGTGTAGGCCGTGATGCGTACACCAATATCTGGCGGCGCTGATCCAGGTTCGACAAGTACCACTTCGCCCTTATAAACGACAGCCGAGTTTTCTATCCCGTTTTCAGAGTAACCAGCTTCAATAGTCACCGGGACATGGTTCGCCACTAACTGTCCGATGTCCGTTTTCCGTTTGTTCCAGGCGGTGAACTGAGAAAGCAAAGATTCGCGGGCCTGTGTATCCAGTCCGGTAACTTCAATAGTCGCCTTGTTCTGAATAGCCAGGGCCATCTTGTGGATTCGAACACTGAGCCGCAAAGATTGATCCAGAACGATCAACTGCCCTGGAATTTCGAATGTAACCCGGAGAACTCGCGTTTTCATCAGTATTTAATCGCGTCGGATGCATGGTTCACAATATCACCTAAGTGATTCTGCAAGTGGTTATCAAGGATTTCGCCGAGTTTGGCGGGATCGTTGATACCGTTGATGTTGATCACGATAGCGTTTTCCCCAACAGTCAACGAGCGAGCCCCTTGTTGTGCTTTTTCTTCTACTGTCGGTGCGTATTGCTGCATAAGTTGCAGGCCGTTTTGTTGTTCACGCAAATCGTTCATGATTTTAGCGCGAGACTGCGCAGGCAGCAAAGGATTCGTAAGTTCCTTGTTCAGACTGAAGATGTTGTTATGGTATCCAGCCTCAAGTTGAGACTCGCCCCAAACAACGTCGCCACGGTTAATGCGGCCTTGCTGAAGCTGTTCCACCGGGACGTTCAAACGACTAGCCAGATTCCGCTGAACTCTCATGAGGTTGGTTGAGTTCCGCGATTCGCCCATGCCAGCGGCATAATCGCCATCACCGCGACCAAGATCGGACGTGCCGAGGACTTGATCAGGATAGGCAGCGTTTTCCTTACCCCATTTCGATTTATCAGGTCCGCCCTGATAATAGCGAAGTGCAAGACGGATATCACCGCCAGCCATTTTCAAGTTCTCGGCGAACAACTTGGCACCGGCCATGATGTTTTGCTGTGGGTCTTTTGCGTTCGTAACACCGTAGTGTTTTTGAATAGCAGGCATGAGCTGCATAATACCTTCAGCGCGTGCCTTGCTCTTCGCGTCGGCCCGGAAGCTACTTTCTCGCTTGCCGATCCGCTTAAGGATGTCCACCGGCAGTCCTGTCGCGTCGGAAGCGGCCTGGAACTCCTTTTCATAAGGGGTAGCACCCAAGCCGCGAGTAACGCCAGGGAGGCCGTTGCCGCCGATGTTGGTAGGCCCGGACAGACCAGCAGCGCGCCCCGCTTCACCGGCCCATGCTGCCCACGCTTGCTTCTCATCGATAGCGCTGGAGAAGGACGACACGGCGCCAGAGAACATACTGATGGCGCGTGCCATGTCGGATGCAGCTCGGGTGCCTGCTTCGTTCTGGCGGTCAGCCCCGGTAACCCATTCATCCAAGGTTTTCTTGGACTTCGGATCGATTGGGACAGTTACGGCGGTCGGCTTTTTACCTTGCTCGGCAGAAGACTCATCATTCTTTTTGACCTGATCTTTATTGCCGCCAGTAATATAGTCTTTTAGTGACGTATACCCTTTGTGGATAACTCCAAGCGGCGTTACGTTGGACGCGATACTGCCAGCCGACTCTTTTGCGATGTCCCCGAAGCTGGCCCCGGCCTTCATTCGATCAATGGCTTTAGAAACCATACCGACAGGGCTGATTTTCTCGTAAAGACTTTGTGCGCCTTCGACGGCGTTGAACCCTCCCTTCCCATCCGTCCCGCCGATATGCTCGGCCTTCTTAACGTAGTCTGGAACCGCGTCAACGATCTGATTAATCAGGTCGATGAGCTTGGTAAATGTCGGGATGAGCCGCTGCCCAAGACTTATTTCGAGGTTGTTGGTCTTTTCATTCAACAGGCCAAGTTCAGTGTTGAACTTTGCAAGAGAGCTTTCAGAGTCTTGACGTTTTTGGATATCAGCAGCGGTAAGCTCAGTCACGCGGCCAACAGCAGGCCCAAGCTTTTGCAAGGTCAGTGCAAAGTCTTGGTTCATGCCAATAGCTTTAGCGACACCCTGGACCTGATCAGGGCGCATTTGACTAAATGATTTGGCAAGTTGAGAGAATGCGTCGTTGAAGCCGGTCTGTCCTTTCCCTGGCGCACCAACCTCAACGCCAGCAAGACGGAACACGCGGGCTTCAGTGCCTTGTCGGGTGGGGTCCGCGTACGCAGCCTGAAGTTTCTCAGACAAGTTCTGAATCTGGTCCTTAGCTGCGTCACGCGTGACCATACCGCCAGAGTTGCGTACAAACTTGCGTTGGTACTCTTCCATGCGCAGGCTGCTGAAGCCCGATTGCATCCCTGTGAGGCGTTGCTCACCGTACTGAGCCCGAAGGTCGATCACGGCCTTAACGCCGACCGCCAAGGCCCCCACGGCCACGGCAGCGGCAGAGAACCCAGCACCCATCACACCGATGGCGCTGGACACCTTCTCAATGCCTGGGATGAGCTTGCCAACCTCATCAGACGCGCCCTTAGAGAAGTCCTTAAACTCGTTCGTCGAATTGTTGGTTTCCTTGTTGACCTTCTTAACCGACGCGCTGAGCTGTTCGAGACGGCTAATCGCGTCCTTCATTTCGACTTGGTATTGAAGGACGAACTTATCTGTTTCAGAAGCCATGGCTTTTATTCCGCTTTGCGTTGCTGCATCATTTCCATTGCTGGCCCCATCAGCTTGGTAGTTTCAGCCAGGAAACCAACGGCAAGCTCGGCCCCGGCGTTAGACCAGAACGACGGGGATTCCGCGTGGGTCTTCGGGTCAATGCCGTTCTGCATCAGAATGCCCTCGAACACAATGACGATATTCTTCCAGTGCTCAAGATGGTTATCGATCATGGCGTCGGTACTGAGAGGATAAACCAAGTCGTCAAACTCGACCTTGGCATACGACAGCACATCCATGATATAGGCGCGGCGAATCTTCGGATCGGTGGTACTGGCGAACTCAATGAAACGCCGCTGGAACTCCCAACCGTCCAATGCCGAGAAGTTCTGAATGGTGATATTCTTTACTTTGCCTTGAGAGCTTACGATTTCGATCATATGTCACCTTAAAATAGTGAGCTAACTTTATCATACAGGCCGCTGACAGTCGATGTAACTTTGTTGATAGCGTTAGTGGCCAAACTTTGCGGCTGTTGAATTCGAAGGCCGAATGAACTAGCGTTTGCAGAGCCTTTAGGGGCGAACGCGTTAGACTTAGGAATGAACGCCTGTTCTAGCTCGATAGTGATATCGACAGCCGCTGTCATTTCAGCGGATTGAGTAATTACCATGTCAGTCATAACCATAGCATCAGAAATGATGGCTTTCGACGTGATCGAAAACGACAATCGCGCGTCTTGAAATGCGACCATCAAGTTTTCTACAGTAGACGGGTTATTCGATAAGGCGTGAATCTTCAACTTTACTGGGCGAATGATCTTCGTGTTCTTAGTGTCAATCTGAATGCCACTGTCATACACAGACGTCGCCGTTCCGTCTTGGTTGTACAGAGGGCTTTCGCTTGTTGTGGTTTCAGGCATAAGGTCGACGCTGACTATAGCCAAATCCGTGAAGGATTTAAGGCCTGTTACGTCGTTCACGATGGTGAGTGGAGACTTTTTGAACAAAGTATCCAGAATCGAACCGGCCATTATTTATCCTACCAAGTTGCTAACGGAAGTGACTGCCTTTCCGTATAAGTCTGATACCGCACCCGCTGCTGATGAGATAGCAGCGATGCCTCGGTTTATTAGGGATGAGTCGGCAGGGTTTTTGAATGTCTGCGGGTTGTTGTTCTGGATTAGTAACTGTTTGAACGAAATTCGGATCGGGGTCGCGGTCAGCATTTCGGCAGACTGGCGAAGTGTGGCGCCTTCAGCCCGCATATCCGGGAGTACAATGCCGCGCGTTGACACTTTGTAACGAGTGTCTCGGTTCTGAATGATGTTGTTCATCTGGATTAGAGTATCGATGTCCGGGCAAATGGCGTCCATCGATACTCTAATCGGCTTGATGGTTCGAGTATCGACCAGCGTGGTGCCGTCTTCCAACATATGCCGTTGCGGCTCGGCTGACAGGTTGATGGATACCTTAAGGACTTTAAGGTTCAGCGCGGTCTTGGCGCCACTGAGTTGGTCCTGAATCGAAACAGACGGCTTTCCGAATAGGGTAGAGAGGATTCCGTCAGCCATCAGAAAATACTCAATGCACTTTGAGCGAGCCCGACCAACAGCTCCTTGGCGGATTGAGCGCCGGTAACAGTGCCGAAAACGAAAGTGTAGGTGTTGCTCTTCTTGCGGCCTGCTGAAGTGATGCTATCGACGACAGGGCCGCTCAAGATAGAGCCGCTGGACAGGATTACCCGGCCATTATCCGGGTAAGTGATTACCATCGACGTAATGTCGGGTAATGGCAGAATTTTGGGGGTGCTTTTCTTGCTCTGCAAAAGGATCTTCAGATTCAAGTCGTCGTCGCTGCCTGGGATAACCGAAACAGCGACTTCAACCGGTGCAGCCTTATCAAAAGCAAACAGAGAACCGTCGTAAAGCATTTCATAACCAGTCGGCGAAATATCCTTGGCCGTCAACGGGTCTTGATCGTCCGCGAACTGGGACAAGTTGAAGCCCATCGGAAACGACTGTAAGGCTACAATTGTGATCCCTGTCCCAAATCCGCTAACGTCAATCATTTGTGCTTATTCCTGGGCTGGTTCGGCTGGTGTAACTGGTTCGGCAACTTCCGCAGGCGCGGCAGGCTCTTCAGCTTCGGCGACCGGCACGGCTGGCTCTTCAACTTCGGCGACCGGGATAACCGGAACTGCCGGTACAACAGGATCGACCGGCAGGGCTGCGCCTGGAGCTTCTGGTGTGAACACCGGAACGCCATTTACGTGGTCTTCCGGTGGGGTATCCAGCGCTCCTGGGGCCGGTGGAATGTCGATAGGGATGATAGGCGCTTCGAAGGGGTTCCGGGGCATATCCTCGGGCTTCGGGTGGAAGCTCGGGAGCGCTTCGGAAAACACTTTGCTGACATCTTCAGTCAGTACCAGAATGCCATGAGCGAATTGAGTAAGCATCATTTGTTAGTCACCGTAAGTGGGCCATAAATCGTGTGAGATTGAGCAACGAAGTCTAGTTCGTTGCCGTCTATTTTGAGTGTAAGTGAGTCAACACTAACGACATCGGGCGACGACGTGATCGCGGTGATAATACCTCGCCGCGCATCGTCGTAATTCTCTTGTGGAGCAAAAAACGCTCCAAGGTAATCAATTCCTTTTGCTTGGTTGTAGATGTCCTCGCCAAGACGTAACAGCGTTTCCGCTTTCGTGTCCTGGGTAACCGCGTCAACGTCATTCAGCAGAACAAGGTTCCCCGATGAGTCGACAAAGAAGTCGTTGTTGCTATCAACTTGGATCGTCGAAGTTGCCATGATTAAGCCTGATACCCCGCTTTAAGCATTTGCTTGTACGACTGGTACTCTGCTGCGTTCAGATAATAAAGATTGCACGCACTACCGAAAAGGTTAAAGTCTGCGTCGGAATCGAAAATAAAATTGCCGTACGTTGGAGCGTACATATATTTATACGGCATTAAACCGACCCCGCCAAGACAACGAATCCCGCTGATCACTGGAACGTTGTTACGGGTGATGTCCATATACATCTGATTAATTGCCTGATAAACATGCAATTGCCAGAAAGCCCCGTCGACGTTAAACGTTAGCGATTGATTGGGAGTTGCCGCGAGCGGGATCGGGTTCATGTTAGGACGCGTTCGCTTTAGTGATCTTTTCGAAGCGGAAACGATACATCCGCGTTTTCAGACGACCGGAGCCAGCAACCTGCGGCAGGATCGCGCCGGACACGATTACACCGCTGCTGCAAGTAACAGTCTGGCCGTTCGGGTAAGAGAAGACGATGCCGACAGTGTCGCGGGCGCTGGTCTTGTTCTTGCCGACGCGGTTGGCGTCCAGCAGGATATCCAGGTTAACGTCGCCCGCGCTGGTCGGAATGACGTTCATCGAAATCTCGATACCGTTGGCGCGGCTCCAAACTACCATATCGCCGTTGAGGCCGTAGCCGGTGTCGGCGGCGGTGAAGTCAGGACTATCCAGAGGGTCCGCATCATCAGCGAAGTCGGACAAAGTGAAGCCGTTCGCGAAAGTGTTACTCGCGGTAATTTGTGCCACAAGGCCGAAGCCAGAAATGTTGATCATTGAGTCTATCTCCTAAGTTGTCGATTATAACCACATATGGCCGCGCAATCCTTAAATTACGCGGCCTATGAGTTAAATCAGGGTGTCGGAACCGGTGATCAAACGAACCGCATCACCTTTCGCGTAAACCAAACGGTATACCGCCTGTTTCTCGACAAGGCCGGTGTTCGGGTTGGTGTAACTGGAGAAAGTGATGTTAATCCAGTAGCCGATAGTTTGAATCTGGCGCCATGCGTTTTTATCCCCGGTAACTTGCGAGATAAATTGCTGTTGAACGGCGGTGAGGGTCGCGCCTTCAGAGAAAACGCCGTTAGCTTGGGCTTGCGTCATAACATCCTGATACACGCCCAACAGCATGCCGCCGCCGGTTGGGTTGGCAGGCAGGGTCGGGACCGCCATCAACAGACCCAACGAAGTGGTAGCCATGGTCGACTTGAGCCACATTTCATTGGCATAGATGTTCATATCGACAGCATCCAACGGACCGCCACACAACAGGCCCCGCTGATAGAACGCGAGGGGAGCGCCCGCCGATTGGGTGACCCCGATGTAGTTGGCGCGGAACGAGTCAGCGATGTTCGCAGTCGGATCGTCGCTTACAGTGGTGTTACGATTCGGGAACTGATAGAACATGTAGTTCTGCGCGGAGTTCGGCTGGCTGTAGTCAGTCGAGGCCAGAATCTCACAAGGCGACTGTTCAATGAAGTCATTCGGCGCGGTCGTCGAAAGAACGTTGATTGCAGTACCAGAGTAACCTTGAATCAGCGGAAACAGTGTACCCATGTTGGTTAGGGTAGTTGCGAGGCTGTACATGTACATGTTGTTTTGCGAAGCGTTCCAGGCCGCAATAGCGACAAGATCCGCGTTCACAAAAGGGGTCGTCGGTGTGACGTATACGAACGAACCGAAGTTGTTCGACAACGACGCACTTTTCGAAATCGCAACATCGGCGGTATCTGCCGTTTGTCCTTTTACCAACACAGTGCTACCGGTCGCGAGGCCGGTCAAAGTGGAGATATCAGTCGCTAGGGTGGAAGGGGCCACGGAAATGACGCCAGCGCCGACGACCGAGCCGGTCAGTACGAATTGGTTGGTGTTGGTGTTGTAGGTGACGGTCGCGGCGGTCAACTGGGAGTCGGTGCTGACCCGGACAGCCGTCTGGATGAGTGCTGCCACGGCTGTGAGGTTCGCGGCGCCGCTCAGGTTGATAGGGCCAATGCTGATGGCGTTCGCCCCCGACATGATCGTCAGGGTGCCTGCTGTGAAAGCGGCCAGGGCGGTCAGACTCTTCGGGAAGCTGTCGCCGACAACGGTCGGGGCGATAGACTGGTTAACCCAGCGCGCATAGCTGATCAAGGCCGGAGACTTGATAGACTTGCTGATGAAAGTGAAGTAAGCGAGTGCGCGTGCATATTCTTCGGAATTTTGGCCGAAGAACGAACCTACAGCACTTTCTGCCGAGAACTCGATAATGATCCCTGGCGGGATAACTGGGTTCTGCGTGACGACACGCAAGATCAGTTTCCGTTCTGGTACGGTTTGGGCTGCACCTACACCCGTGATAATTTTTACGTAACGACTTTGACTAATCACTTGCGCGACTCCTTTTAGATAACTTTACTGCTTACCAACTGAAGCATATGCCCCGAGTTGATCAGAGGTTTGTTGAAGCCCTTCTTCCGTGCCGTTGAATCAGCGTTCGGTGTCCAGTTTCCGTTTTTAATACTTTTGGCGATACATCCCTCAAGTGCCAGACCGATCAGGCCTAGCGCTTTAGCTGGAGTTGTTTCGCCGGTTATAAGTTTTTTCGCAATCGTCTTCTGTAAGGCCGCTCGTTGTTGACTGAACATCGACCAAGCTAAAGCCATAAAAGGACGCGCTGGGATTACGATTTTGTGAGCTTGAGTAACTTTGTGTTCCCCCTGAAAGTTCTTGTGAACAAACCGAGTTCCGACAAAGTTCTTCTTAACGATGGCGTCACTAATATACTTTGTTCCGCCCGGATGGTCGATAGTTGCGCCGTTTTCAAGTATGCGAGCGATAGCCGCGACGGGCATTCCGGCGCCCGTGCCACCATTCGGCGGGCTGTATATCGCTGACTCAAACCAGCCCGCCTCTACGCTCTTTCCCTTAAGGGCCTGCATCGCCTTGATATGGCTTTCAATCATGGCCGACTCTTTAGGAATCACGGCAACACGACCTTGATGTCGCCAGTAACAACACCAGTCCCTTTAGTGACCATAGATATCGTGCGGCTGTGCGTTGTCACGATATCGAAATTAGGATGCGCTTCAAACTGGTGGTCGTCGTTTTCGAAGTATGGGTTGCGAACCTCAGAAATTCGCAGGATACGCACGCCAAGAGCGGTCAGCATAAGTTGACGCGATGGCAGCATAAAAAATAGGTTGATCTGGTTGACGATGTCAGACGCGGTCACCACCTGGGCGTCTGGAAGTGCCGGGTCTTGCCAGGACAGGGAGCTGATTCGAAAGTTGGTTTCGTATAGCTGTTCGACCGACTCTGTCACGTTGAAGGCGTCGACAGGGGTGTAGGTAGTCATAGGCCAGCCGCGAGGCAGATCAAACAGCTTCTCCAGATACACCGATTTTCCGGTGACCGTGCCCTGCTGGGTTGGGGAATTCTTCTGAATGACAATGACAGGACCAACACTCGGGAAACCGAGTTGAATTGCGGATAACAGCTCAGTCCCCAAAATGTTAATCAAAACTGAATCGAGCATGTTATTCTCATTAATTCGGGAAGGCGTAATTCCCATTGTTGTCGATTGGTAAAATGCCTGGACCGATGTCTACTGCCAAACATACCGCCCATCCGTCTTGTTCGAACCACGTCCCTTGCGATTCGAGTTGAAACAGTCGACGACGATAAATAAACTGGTCGCCAGCATGGTCGCGGTCGAGGTCGATCATGTCATAAGGTGCGAAAACTTTGACGTAGTTGCGTTGCCACTCAAGGCCGAATGCTACGTATTGTTCTCGCGGAACTCGTTGCACCATACTTTCAAGATCGGCAGGTGCAGAGAATTGTGAAATAAATTGGAATTGTGAGTTCTGGATGCGGGACTGGAAATTCCGGTAGCTAATGATTTGCGTACCAAGTACGTCAAATGCCTCGCCTAAAAGATTGCTTCCCGGAATCACCAGAACACCCCACCAGCTTTGCGGAAGCCTTCACGTTCTGGAAGGCCACCAACAGTGAACCCGCCGACAGCCAGCAAGCTCAGAAGAGCCCACAACATCTGACCGCCAGGGGAACCGGCCAACCACCACTGCCAAGCGTTAGTTGCTGGCGGCGCAAGCTTGGCAACCGACACTTCCCCAACCGAGGCCGAAGTAGTGAAGCCGCCCATCTTTGTAGTCGCCGCACTGGACGCGCCGGTAGCAGTCGCGGCTTGACCTGCCAGGAACAGCAGGTGCGCGCAAAGCATGTTGAGTGCGGCCTGAAGAGTCTCCCCTGACAGTGTGTTGTAAGGGCAATCCGTTGCCGAAATGAAGAGGGTCGCCATGTTCCAATACGCAGCAATAGTCGCGGTTGGATACTTCACCGGATCAGCGTACGCCGGAAACATCAACCGAAATGAAGCATCATCATAAGCGGCCATCTTCATTACTCCTTAGATTCGAAGACCGCCTTCAGGTGGCATGAACTGCGTAGTCACCTTCAGAGTCTTCGAAATGGTATCTTTGTTGAGTTGACGGAAGCCGTCCGCTTCCATATCAGCAGAGTGTTTTTTGACTTCACGGTAATTGCCGCGAATGTCTTTGCTGATGTGTTTGACCAGACTTTTCGCTTCATGCTTCTTGAAAACGATGTTATCTTTCAGCTTGGCCCAATCGTCATCAGAAATGACTGTCAGAACACCGTCGGCAGTCCAGATCGGTTGCCCTTCGGCGTTGGTCGACTGATCGCCGTAACCACTACGCAACGAAGGAATACTTGCGCCGCCCTGGATGAGAATTTTGTGAGTGACCACTGGCAGGTCGCCAACAGTCTGATAGAAGTTGTACGAAACGCTAGAAGTCATGGTGGAGAGAATGTATTGCATGGTATGTAGTCCTAGTTATTAGTGCAATTAAGCCCCTACAGCCTAATCACATCGTTATGAAAAGCGGGACGTTTCCGCCCCGCATCTTTACAGCTCCGGTTAGATACCGGTGAAGCGGACGACAGCGTACGGGCGCTTGCACAGAGTACCGGCGGTGGCGTTCGCGTAGTCTTCGACGTACGACTTGGCGCGCTTTTCCACGCCGAGGGTCATGAACTTGGTCTGAACCAACTGGGCGAAGGTTTCGCCGCCGTCGGAAGAGCCGTCGACCGAAGCGTCGATGTCATCGGCGAACAGATACAGCACGTCCGAAGTACCGTTAGCACCGGACAGTTCCGGCGCCGAAACGATGCGCATTTTCGGATAAGTCTGCGTGATCCAGTCACGAACGCTGATACCGAAGTCGGTGGTTACCGACAGGAAGTCAACCTTCGAAGTTGGCAGTGCCAGGGTCAAGTCGACTTTTTCAGGGTCGATCTGATCTTGCGATTGAACGCGCAGGGTGATGATAGCGAAACGGATGTCGCCGATGATGCCTTTGAAGTCCGCACTCAACCAGCCGCCAGATGGTGCGGACTGGAAAGGTGGCAGCATCGGGTCGTTCAGGAAACCGAAAGTACGGTTTCCAGCGGCGCTGTTCCAGCCGTAGAAGCCGACCGCGTTTCGGAAGATCTCCAGGCCGACGGCGGACTGTTGACGTTTGGTGTCTGCCGAGTTCAGACGCATTGCAGCGGCACGACCTTCTTCCAGCAGACCCACGGCCATACCGAGTTCGGCGCGGACGATGGTCCGGCGTTCGAAGTTGGTGTTCCAGCTCGACAGCGGGATGTTGGTGTGATCGCCGTACTCGGTCGCCACGCCAGCAGGCTCCACGATACCTTGGACGATTTCTTCGTCTTCCCACGAGCCGACAGTCTTGATACCGATGATGTCGTCGATCTTGCGAGCGGCGGTCAGAACTTTAACGAAGCCGGGCAGCCAAGTTTGCAGGAACTGAATCGGGGTCGGCAAACTGGCGGTGGTAACCGGCGCCGCGAAAGCGCTGTCCATTACGCCATTGGTCGACGGCTTGAAGGCGCCAGCGCGGTTCAGGGCTTCAACTTGCGAAGCGACGACACCATGATCGAAAACGATACCGATGCGCGCCAGGGCAGTTACGGCGGAGTCGGTGACAGACTTCATGTCGAACTGGCGGACGTTACGGCCCGAAATGCGGGACCGGGTTGGGCTGATCTTGTTGCTCATTTTTAACTCCTTACTGAGTCAGTTGAACGATTGTCAGACCGGCGACAATCGCACCGACTGCCGACGCAGCCAGAGTGATGGAATTGAGGACGATGGCCGACGGGATCGGCAGGAAACCCGCAGGGAGGGTCGATCCAGCCGGGAACGGAACAATGGCGCCGTACGGCAGGCCGAGGGGTTCGCTCGCGCTGACAATGGTGTTGGCAACGTACGCCAACGAATCGCCAGGGTTGATCGTGACGGTCGCGGCGGTGTTGTTCAGAATCTCGACCACACCGCCGGTCAGCATGTTGAAGAACTCGGCTTCAACGCCGTACGGCAGGTTCAGAGACGGTGCCAGGGTGCCGCCGGTCGGCGAGCCGCTCAGAACGTGGTGTTTCGGATGCATCAGCAGGCCAGCGAAAGCCGCGCCGCCAATTTCGACGGTCGGAACCATCGCAGCCAGGGTGGTGCCAGAAACGGGGATTTCACCGGTGTAGCCGAAAACGCGGGAAACGCGGTTGCCTTGGTTGCGCGGGTCACTGTCCTTGGTTGGAGTCAGCGCACTGATGCGGGCGGTCACGGCACGGGTAGGGCCGTCGCGAACGATGTCGCCAGGAAAGCCGGTGGTGAAGTTACGACGAACTACGGTTTGGAAAGGCATGTTCATTTGCTCCCGTTCAGGTAAGCATCCATATCAACGTTCGACACTGCGGAATCCGCAACGCGAGTTTGAACGGCTTGCTTGGTTTTTTTGGCGGCGGCTTCAATGCCGTTCAGATACGCTTCGATAGTGACAGCTTCCAGGCCATCAGCACATTTGATGCCCAACTTCTTCACGCCGTAAACAGCAACTTGACGTGCATCCATAGCCTTGCAATCGAAGGTTCCAACAGTTGCAGACAGCCGGTTGTAGAGGCGATCCTTAGCAGCAGAATCAGCGTAGAAACGAGCCAGCGCAGCATCTTCAGCTTTAACGCTCGGCTTAACCGAAGGGGTGGCGCCCTTTTCAGACTCGGTAACGCCTTCGTCGGTGCTGACTTGCGCGCCGTTGACGCCGGTACTTTCCTGGAGCCCTTCGGTTTGGTCTTCCATCTGGCCGTTCTCGGCATCGGTAGTTGCCCCGCCGCCACACGCAGCTTGAAGGTTCGCCAGCAGTTGCTGAGCCTGGGCAATCAGCGCGCCGACATCGGGGGCGGATTCAGCGGCGCCCTGTGGTGCGTCAGGATCGACGTTCGCCGGATCGGCGGGTACGGATGGGTCAGTGGCACCTACAGCCGGGTCAGCAGCGGCAGCGGGGGCTGCATTTGGGTCTTCGGTGCCTTCGTCGGCGCCAGAAGCTGGGGCCGCGCCCTGGTGTTCAGGTTCGCTGCCTTCTTCTTGCAGAAACTCTTGCAGCGCGGAACTGAGCGCTGGCACGAGTTGTTGCAGTTTAGCGACGGCACTGTCACGCACCGCCTTATTGCGAATCACTTGTTTCAGTGCCTTCGACATTGTGGGTTCCTCAGTTTGTTTGAATTCAAGACTCATGTGGTCGAAACAAAGACCATCCAAAATCCTCGCGCCGGGTACGCGACCTTCGCCAACTAGGGCGATGTGATTACCCCGGATGTTGATCTGGACAAGCTCGTAAGCCTGACCTTGCCAAACCCCTGGCTTTTCCTCGAAATCGCAAGAGTAGCCAAGGGACAAATCTTTCTTGCCCTTGGCTAAGTCGTCCTGCATATCCCGAGCAAAAACTTTGATATCGCCGCGAAGCCATGGCGCTTCATAGTAGATATTCGAAGTAAGGATGCCCGATACACCATAATCTTCAGGCGCAGTGGACTCCTTATCGTTTTTGAAGCCGGAAAGCATTTCGTGGTCATTGATCAGCGGGACGTTTCGAAACGACTCGATCGCTTGCGGATCATTAACCGAGGATTCTGGGCGAAAAACTTTGACGATACGATTAGGATCGCCAGGGAGTTCAAGTTGGCCCGCCGAGTATTCGAAGATACCGACAGACGACAAAGGGCAGCCCTGAACAAGAAGGAAACCGTTAGCGTCAATTTTGCGGGCGGTGGACATTGGAAGTTATCGCTAAGTTCTAAGTGTGGGGAAGTATATACGATAGCTGCGACCGTAGGCTACATCTGCGCGCATTTATTGAGTGCACAAGATAGATTCGCGTGGGCGGGGTTTTGCGATGGTTGATCACTTTTTGTCCACCATACCGGATGGAATGG